CCATTCATAGATGCACCACACTTTGAATTGATTGTATAAAAAAGGCGGCATCAGGAGCATGGAGAACTCTGACGCCGCCAGTTGGGCAGGTATACTTCACAGGGAGAAGAAGTGAATAGACTCGTATTATCACATGTCCTCTAGTGTAGCAACACTGCCCTTATATTTGTGCCCACCAATCATCAGGTATAGGCGGCTCTTCTTTGTGATCCTCTGGCTCTAGCTTGTAAGCATACAAACCATTGCCATCGTATCGTCTTGAGACAGTACGGAAACCAAACTTCTTTTTTCTTAGGTCTCTCAATGCAGCACTGGCACTTGCCTCTGGTGCGCCTGTTGCATTACTTAACTCAGAGAGTGTGACCCAATTGTTTTCCTCCATGTATTGTTTTATTTTTTTTAACTGTGGCATAAGCCTGTTGAAGTCACGCTCATGTACATAATCATCACCATCAAAGTGAGGTTCAATAGCCATTAGAACGGGGGTATCTCATCATCTAAGCTCAGTGGTGGTACTGAGGGAGCGCTATCAAAATTAATCTCTGGCACTTTTACGTTATCAAGTCCTGCTGGCTGTTGCTGCTGGCTCTCAGATACCTGCATAGACATGTAACTGCTTGTTTCTTTGACACGCTTCCAACCAGCAATTTTAAACTTGCTGTTATCTATTGGGCCTGAGTAATCAGGGGCTTTTTCATTGCCCTTCTTGTCGTTCTCAAACATAACGCCCATTTTTTTATAGACCTCTCCGATCTTCATACCTGCTTTGGTCTGATCGGCAACAAGAACAATCTTATTATCATTACCGTCTATGTTTAACTTGCCTTGTAGAATCATGCGCTGTGTATCAAATGGTTTGAACGCTGCGCCTGAGTTAGTGTTGTCATATTCTGCCATGCTTTTGGCTCCTTTAGTTACCAGCTACTACCCGCTGGTTTGGTTCCGCTATCTGCGGCATACTTGTTGCCATCCATCTTCCCAAGGAAGACATCGGCATTGAACCCTAAGTGTGATAGGGCTTTGGTTAGGCCATCAGTGATAGCCATCTTCGGTGCGTCCTCGGCAAGCCTGCCCTTGGTTGCATCAAAGAACTTACGGCACCCACTGAAGGGGCCGAAAGCATTTATCAATTCACCGTGCCATATCTGTACGTCTGCAATTACAGCAGTGTCTCCGTTAGATAGGTTGATGAATCGTGTGTTGTTAATCCAGCCCCAGCCTTTACCGACAGGGCCGAACTGTTCTGTAGCGCACTGCACCTGATACATAGGGTCAATGGCTGTGAAGCTGCGTGATCCAAAGCTAACTTGCTTAAGGAACTTAGGGTCCGATGCTTCCACCTTATTCCATAGGTCTAGATTATTCATGTGTCCTCCTTTCTGGTTGCAATCCTTAGTGATCCGCGCTTGTCTCTACGTATAGTTAATAGATCGCAGTAAACCTCACGCTCATTATCACCCACCATTTCTTTCAAACTTTTCTTAGCTGTCTCAAATGACTTGGCATACAGCTCATTGCATATGTAATCATAAGCTACAGACTTGAACTGATTGTCATAGTTAGCATCGCGCTTAATCATATCATCAACAGGTATCTTATCTGTCTTAACAGCGTGTGGCTGATCATAACCTACTGGCTCTGTATTAGTATCAACGTAGGACCAGAACTGTCTGACCGCAGTCATCATAAGATTAAAGTATGACTCGCTCCATGCAACGTGTGAGCATTCCCACTTGTTGTTGCCAAAGAATGCAGAGAGATAGCAACCATCCTTCTTAGCCAGTGCCATATAGCACTGTAGCTGGGGCATGTAGTAATCAATCAGCTTATCCATAGTGTTGTATGAATTGGTGTGCTTGCACTCAACGATAGAGTTGCGGCACATGCCATCAATCATACCCTTCATAGGTACCTTATCTATGATGCGCTCGTACTCATATTGATTGCCATGCACTAGGTAATCATTGCCATCTTTTGCTGGCATGTTCTCTTCAAACCATTGGATGTTAAATGATTCTGTGTAGCTACCCATGCGTACAGCTAGGTTACTTGATAAGTCCTCGCTCTGTACCTTGCCTGTTTTGATTTCCCATAAGGGATACCAATCACCCTGCATAATTTTTACACAGTCAGACCCGCCTATAAATCCTGTTCTCTTCATGTGATTCTCCATTCTCCATGATTTATTTATGCTGCATACGCGCAGCAGTGTCAACAGCTATCCCTAATAGTTGATTAAGAACAATGATTTGTTCGCTGCGCCATTGGGATATACTCGCATCTTGCCTTCTCCCACCGTCCCGATCTAGCTGCATCTCCACCAGATTTTCCAGACGAGTCAGCCTCCTTCCCAAAGCTCCAACCTTCGTTAAATTCGCGATGCTTATTGGTAAGCTCTGTAATCTTTTTATCGGCATAGTCATCGCCGTACTCCTCTCTCAATCTCGTCTCGTAAACAAACCTGTACTCATCAAGGTCATCTTCTGTGACCTGTGTTGTATGTACTAAGCCTTGGGATAGTCTGCCGTATAAGTAATCAACAGCCACATGCTCTTTGACTGCAACCTTCTTGGCTACTACAGTAAGGGGATTGAAGTCCCATTTGTCTGTGCCCTTGTCTGCAATAGCGCGGGTAGTCTCATCGCCAGCAGCCTTGGCTGCATTAACAAAGACCTTAACGGGAGGCCAGTTGCGTGTGCCATGAGTGGATCGCACCTGTCTATCAGTGCGCTCTAGAAACAGGCCAACCAACCCATCATTAACTTGTGAAGGCATGACTCCGTTGATGTCTTGAACAATGAACTTCATTTCTTGTAGCAGTGTTTCGTTAGTCATACCTGTTGGTGGTGTGTATCTTTTAAGCACACCTTGCAGCCACTTGCCTATGGTTTGAGTGCGTGTACTGTAATCAAGTTGAGTCATTACGTTTGTCCTCTAAGCTAAACACATTGGTATCCCAGCCCTGATTAAGAATGTCATTAAGGCGTGAGTCATTGTTGCTATCGTAGTGTGATAGATCATCCTCCCATCGCTCTGCTCTAAGCCACGTTGAAGGATGAGGAATGAATCTTATCTCTGTATTCTCGCTAATCATTTGAAACTTTTGAGCTGCCTCAATAATTACTGAAGCATCTTCTATCTTACAGGCATTGATGAATGCTATTCGTGCTACACCTTTACCTATTCTACGTGGATACGACTGCCAAAATAACTTGAAGTCTTCTGAGTCAGGAAGCCTTGGTTTCCTTGCCATACTTGTTCTCCTTTGGTATGAAGTAGAGGGGAGTAGTTTTTATTAGCTGAGTCAACTACTAAGAAGAATACATGTGTATTCGTGCTACTCCCCACGATTATTTAATTCTCCTTGTATGATCTTTGCAAACTCTTCACCTGACATGATGACAAGTGTTTGTGGCTTGCCTGTTTTTCTTTTGTAGAAGGCTATGTCTCTGCCTTCCAAGACAGTGAAAGGGCTAGGGAAGTTAGACTTATCTCTGTACTTAACCTCGCCTACCAACCATCGTTGTCCGTCCAATGTGAGATGGATGTCTCCACTCCATTCCCCTCCGAGTGCTCCACTAAGGGGAACTCTTTTGCAGGCAACTCCGATTGACTTGAGCCAATCCACGAACCATTTCTCATGGTACGTTCCTTTGTTTTTATTTTTGTTTGCCACTTATCCTCCCGATAGCAGGCCATGCATAGAAACCAATGCGTCTTGGGATACTTCCCCGATAGCACAGCAACATAGTACCTGCATTCTTGTTCACAATTATCACAGTAAGCAGTGTGACCTAGCTTATTGCTTTGCCTTGATGATGATCTCACAGTTCAAAGCCTCAACCCAACAGGATAACATAAACGTGCTGGGTCTACGCTTCTGCTTCTCCCACTTACCGACCAGCCCATCAGCGCATCCTATCTCATAGTCCAGTGTGCGTTGGGATATACCTAACTCATTACGTCTGACCACAAGCTGCTGTATTATGTGGTCATACACCCTCATTTTCTTGGAGTTAGTTTCTTTTTGTCTGATCGTTTGTAAGTTCGTCCGTTGATTAGTAACTCCAGCATGATCCATACTTTCTTAGCTGTCACATGCTTTAGTTCAGAGCCACCAACTGTTCTATAATAGGTAGAGGTAGGTACTCCTGCTTTAATAAATGCTTTTAGAAGAGGAACATTTGCTTCTTCTGACTTCGCTATAAGCGATTGATAATAACTTTGCATACGCTCTTATTACTGCGCCTATGCAGTGTCAGTCAACCATGTTTACTAGGCCATCCTTTCCTTTCATACTTAATGTTGTGATTGATTGCGTAAGTTCTTAGTGTCTCATGCTTAGTCCCAAGAATAACAGCGGCCTCATGTAAGTTGTAATGATTGAGCACTGAACTCAGTAGCTCAATTCGCTCACGCCTATGACGCGCTGCTATCTCAGGCCAGAACTCAAGGTTCACCCATCACCTCCACATTCTTGGCATGGCTCATTGCGTACATCTATGTACCCACCATTAATGAAATCAATTACTGGCACTTCTTTCTCAACGTACCCAAGGCCATAGCATGTGCTGCATTGGCTTACATATTTCTTATAGCTGTCGTACTTGGCAGCTTTCTTTAAAGATTCTGGGAAA